ATTTGACAAAATACTGTACTTTTGCTCGTAAACATGGTATAATAAAACCTTATCTACATCTAATATTATATCTTAAAAGTTATGAAGCAGGAACTGCTGAATCCCGACAGGGAAAATATTAAACATAACTTTAATAATACAAAAAAATTAATATAAAAACTTATATATTATACTCCGGTACTAAAGAGTAAATATTATATCTCTATATTAATTTTTATTTTGTATATCTCCCTTGCGGGACGGATTTTTCAATCCGTATCTATTAACTTAAAAGTTTAAGTGTTTCTTCAATTTTAGCTATACGACATTCTAAATTTTTAATGTATTCTTTTTGTTGTGTACTGAGAGTTTCTAAATTTTTAATGTGTTCCATTATTTTTAATGTATTCATCCTAGCCGACAATAAAACTTTACTATGAGAATCTGATGTTGCTGATAGTGTTTCTATTGTAGTTGTTGTAATCATTATAAAGTTCCTATTGCTCTTAAGTTTTTAATTTTAGGTATAGGTCCTAATATTGTTGGATCTACAAACATTTCTATCTTAACTGCAAAAGATGTAAAGTCAGCATCAGGTTCAACTTCAGGGTTATATGAATACTCAATAAACGAATTTTCTGGGTTATAACCGGTATCAAAATCAGCTTGTCTGGTCATGTTTCTCCATTTAGCTGTTGTGTCCGTTACTGATCCAATATCATCAAAAGCAATAGTATGTATAATTTTCCAATCTGGATTAGATGCAGACGAAGCAGTATTATTGTTATTTAATTTTTTGTACACGTGACCAGTAGCAGTAGAATAAACGTTATCATTAGTTACGTGATTAGTTGACTCAGCATAAATGTATTGTGCATCTAAATCTTCTTCTGCAAGAAAATGCATGTCTGATGCAGTATTAGAAGGATTAAAGATAGAATTATCAGTTGCTGATTTAATATATATTTTTGAATCAACAAAACCAGTAACAACAACGTTTCCTAAGCTTTCTATTAAACCTGAAATATCCATTTTATAAACAAATAATGTTTTACCTATAATAGAATTTAATTTTTCTTTACCAATGCGTTCGTTATCTACAAAGTTAATATTAGTTAATTTTTTACCAATTGTTTTAAAATACACTTTTAACGATGTATTTTTTGGCTGTAAAGCTTCAACTATAACTTTTAAGTTTGTTGCTGAGTTTTTTAAATTAATATCTTTAGAAACGTATACACCTGCAGAATGATAAGCTCCGTCAGTTATATCAGGATTTATAATACTAGATGCTAATACTGCACTTGTTCTGTTTTTATTAATAATTGGTGAAATATTTTCATTTGACGTCGACATTATAGATCTTACTGAAAATCTATTACTTGACATATCAATTTGATTATGTGAATCAAACACAAGATTAGTATTCATTTGAAAAGGTTCGTTTACCACTGTACCTAATGAATAAGTATAATTTATATCAGTTTTTGGATATTTAACTACTGAGTTTCTAAAATGTGCTAATGAAAAACTTTCAGGTGAAGCATTTATTGTATTATATATTCCAGCTGATGTTGTACTAAACTTAGCTTTATGTATTGCGAATTTAATATCTGATTGATTATCTAGTGTCCATGTATATGAATTTTGTGATCTATACAATCTTCCATTATACTTAGGCCGTGAAACTGGATTACCAGTAACTAAATCAGTTTCGCCTACAGTTGATTGCCATAACTTAGCACCAGAATCATTAGTATAAACAACTAAAGCATATTCTTTATTATCTTCTAAATAAGTAATATCTTGAAATGTGATAGTTAATTTATGCATATCTTCAATATTATCACTAACATTTGATCCAATCATTGCTGAAGTTTGCGTCAATGGCAAAATTTTAGAAGTTGGAGCACCGTTTTCAACTTCAGCAATATGAATTGATATTGGTGTGTTGCTAGTATACGAAGCAATATATAAATCAACAGAAGTTATAAAAGCTCCGCCAGCTGAGTTAACTTTAAACGTCTGTGCTAAGTTATCAGCTATTTTTTCTATAACTTTAGGCCGTGATGGCAAAGGACTTAGCCGCAATTCAGGCTTATATAAATTTAAATCAGCTTTTGATAAAGTTCCGCGGCCGGCATTAAATGTTGCAACTACTGCGGTTGTTTCTGCTTCATCAAAAAATTCAACTTTTTTACTCCCTTCTAATGTACGTGCAGGAACATTAATTGTTCCTGATGCTGAACCAGCCGAATTTATTTGAATATTGGCAGCAACAAGCTTACTATCAAAATATCCATTAACAACCGAATTTGGTCTCATATTAAATAATGTATATGCTATTGCTGTTTGTTCTATATATTTTATTGACTTTTTCATGTATTATGCCTTTTGTTTATAATTATATAATATTTATTGATTATCTAAACCTTCGCCAATCCATTCCGCCGCCGCCAGCACCACCGCCGCCAGGATTAAAAATTACTGGTTTTTCATCTTCAATATTTATCCACCAATCATCTTCTTGTTCTAAACGTGGTGGAACCGGTAAAACTACAACAACAGGCAAATCATGTCTTTTAGGTGGTTGTCTAGGCGGATATACAACAACAGGTGGTACTGGCAAAATTTTATCTGTAAAGTTAGGTATTAATACGCAACCACCGTTCCATCTTTTAAAATCAAATGGATTTATTTCTTTTGCTTTAGTCACCTGAGTATTTTCAACTAACGGCATTGAGTTGTTAACATAAGCCAGTGAAACTGTATGCAAACCAACAGCCCAATCATAACTTGTTGCTCCAGCTTCAATCATTTCTAAATCAAATGTTTCAGAAATACCAGTACCAAAGCCCGAATTCGTATTTATTGCTAAACTATAATCTGGGTCTGCTTTATTATGCAAATCTGAGCTTTCAAAAGAATCAACAAATATGCCTGATTTATACATTTCGAGGCCGTTAGGGTCAACAATTGTTAAGTCAGCTGCAGATTTTTCTAGCAAAGATAAAGATGCAATTTCTTCTAAATTTTCTAATCTAGTATGTAAATTACCAATTTCTTTCATTGTATAATTTTTGTTAATATTTTTCATTTTTATAACAGAATTTGTGCCAGGAGTATATGCTGGAACATTTAATGTATAAATCGTCATTGTGTCTGATATTTCATCAGGTTCAACTGGTGATGTTGACGGAATTCCTTCGTTAATACCAAAATTACCGTTTTTATCAATAAATACTGTATCATATCTTGATAAATATATTTCTACATTTGATGTTAACTGTCTATCTTGATATGGATACGTTGGTGTTAACGATAATTCTGATTTTTTGAATCTAAAATCAATAGAATTTGATAGGCCGTATGTAATAGCATTATTAATTGATGAATAATCATTTATTTCTTCAATTGTTTCATATGAATCAGCAGTAAAACATTTACCCGAAGATGAATGTTCGTAATAGCTATAAACAACAATATAATTTGTTGTACCTGAACCTGAAGTTAAGCCTGATACATTTGTGTGATTCAACCCTGTTATTTCCGCGGTTTCATAATAAACATCACGTTGACCTGTGTCTAACCAGCCAGCATTTGAAGTAAATACTTCAGTAACATCTAAAACATCACTAGAATTATGTGTTACTTTTACTGCTTTGTTATTACTTGCATTGGCAGTATCAATATCACCGCCTAAAAAATTATCAGTTTGATATATTTTAGTAATTGCATAAACATCTTCATGGCCTAAAGTATAAGCACTGTTTTTTGGATTAGCAGAAGATACTTGAACATTTGCCTCTATGCCAGTATTTTTTGTTTTTGTTCTAATGGTAACAGTTTCCGCATAAACAACTACATTTATATCGTATTGATCTCCAGTTACAAAATTAGAGCTGTCTGACAAAGTAAGAGTTGATGTGCCTGCACCAGAAATTGAAATACTGTTGTGAAACGAAGCTGTAGCTGCTGTGCCATTTCTTTTTGTTACAGTGATAATATCATCTAAACCGCCAAATGAGTCACCACCTGAACCATTTAATACAATCTGGCCTGATGAATTAACAATTAAGCCTTTAAACATTTTATTGTAGTAATGCGAAATAGCTGATACAGATTTCAACTGTTGATATTCAAGATATTCAACAATAGGGCTTGTTGGCTGACCAAATAATGTAGTAAATCCAGCGAGTCGGTTTAAGTTAGCATACCACTTATCTGATGAATAAGTTTTACCAACAGAAACAATTGAACTGACTGTACCTGATATAGAATCTACATCGGTGACATATAATCTTAATTCAGAGTTTACGCGTTTTAACCCAGTAACAGTTAATGAACCTAAAGTTGCTCCGGTACCAGATAAACCGCCATATGCTATAATTGATTCACCTATAACAAAATCTGGAGTTTCAGCATTTGGACCTAAACACACTATATCATGGCCGTTGTTAGTTGAAGCAACAACAAAATAAGTTCCGCCGTCAAACCAAGAAGCATCATTAGTTATATTTAATGTTTCGCGAGCCTTATTAAGTTCAATAATTTTAGTTTTTGTTATTTCTGCTTCATATCCACTAACATACGCTTTACCTGCTGATAATTCTATATTTAATTTAGTATCGTCAGTGGCATGTTCATCTATGTTAATTGGAAAATCTTCGACTGAATAATCGCCGTTAGTATCTGAAGTTCTTTCTGCTAAAATATCTAAAATATTTGAATAGTCAGAAGTATTAATATCCTTAGTAACAATTTTATCTTCTATTACAAAAAACTCAATAAAATTCGCAGGTGCTGATTGACCATCAATGTAAGAAGTTAATGTAAGTTCAACGTGATATCTATCAGCTCCAGGACTTGAAGCATTATTAGTACCATTACTTGGGTCACCGAGGCTAGAATCTTCAATTGAAGTAACAATTGATTCAGATTTTACGTATCCTACGTGGTATATACCATCAACATCAGAATCAACAACAATTTCTTGTGCTTTAACGACTAAAAACATATTATCTGCAAAAATAATGCCGTCTGCACACTTAACTGTAGTTGCATTTTTAATAGAGCCAGATACAATTGAAACTAAGTCTACTGATGTTCCTAGCGGCCCTTGTAAACTGTCATCTAAATCAGTTGAAAAACCAACACCAGAAACATATTCAAAAACTAATTTAAAGTTTTCTTGATCCACTGAAATTACTTTAGATGTTGTGCCGTTAGAAGTTACTAATTTGCCTAAAAACAAAGTTACAAGATCAGCAGACCCTGGATAATTTACAGCATCATCTAGTACTTGTAGTGCAAATTTATCAGTTGAATGTTCAATATTCGCGTTAATAACTAAACTATTATCGTTAAATACATGTTTTGCAAATGAACCAACTTGGTTTTGCAAAATAGTTTGCATTTGCGTTAATTCACGTGCCTGAACAGGTCGTGCTGGGTTAAAAAGCATTGCATAATATTCTTTATGTGAATCGAAATCATCAAAATACGGCGCAATGCTAGTAAGACTTTGTTGTGACATTGAAATATTCCTAAGGTGTAATTATAGAATATTTATAATATCAAAATTTAAATTTAAATTTGTTTAGAAAACGCCTTTAAACCTGCTGGGTGAATTAAATCTTTTACCATATTATCAAAATAGGTTGTACTTTGTGCATTTGTCCCTATTTCATAAGAATAATCTTGATAAAAATCAGAATCTGTTATTTTTGCACTGCCTATTAAAGTAGTAGCATCAGATGTTCTTAGCATATCAACTTTAGGATAGTATAACACCGCTTCTTTATTTAATATAGTCCTGTACAAAAATTTAATGCTGGCTTCTGTTCCCTTTATTTTATAAAATTCAACAATAGATTTGAGTATGTACCTTAAATCTGATTCCATTTCTTCTGGAATATCAGTGCCCAACTCAAATTTAAACTGAGGTAAAAACTCATCTACCGTCTGTTCAATTGATCTATAATTTTGTAAGTTTGCTGCTGAATCATATTCACCTAAAGGCTTTTCTAAATATTCAAAAAAACTCTTAATAAAAGTTACAAAATTTTCGTTGTCTTCTCTTATATACCTTGGTATAACTCTATTAGTTAAATTTGATAATTTTTTAGTCATTATGATTCCAACATTGTTGCAGTTATTGTACCTTTGTCAATTATATTTAAATGCTTTGATGAAATATTATAATTGGCAGGTTTAACTTTAAACTCAATTGTTGAACTAGGTGCAAAGTTAACGTTATTGATTATTATTGTTGCTAAATCATAATTGATTTTACCTACAACCAAACCATGTAACATTATATCGCCTAACCCGTTATCAGTATATTGATCATCAGTATTAAATACATTTGATATAAAAGTTCCTGGAGTTAATTCTATATCTGAATAATTTAAGTTTAAAATATTTGGAATATTAGCCGCAGGGACTTCATAATACTTTATTAAGTTTAATGAAATCAATGAATCAAGAATTGAAGTACTTACATTATCAATGGCACTTAATAATTTTGATAACCTAAGCTTTCCAGAAAATACCTGTAAATTATTAGTAAAATACACACCAATCGCAGCTTTAACCAGTAATGATAAATCTAATGCACTTGAAGTTGTTAGCTTACGGTCATACGTAACAGAAGCATCAACATCTAAGTAAATAAATTCAGGGCTGACCAGTTTAGGTGTAATACTTAATATCTTATAAGTATTCAAAAAATCTTGTATATCTAATTTATCTTGTGGTGACATCGCACCAAATATTTCGCTGTTTGTTCCAGCATTTACAACAGAAACAAACACAGAACCAAATACTGGTGGAATATTTTCTTCTCCACCCCAAACAGAAACTGATTTTATATTTGCAAATTTATTTAATAATAAAGCATTATAATCGCTTTTTGTTACTAATCTATTTTGTGCTTGATACACTTTAGGAGCTAAAAACTTAATTTTTTCAATTGAATCTTTTTGTGCACCACCTGATGCCATGTTGATAGTACTAGTGACCCAAAGACTTTGATCAATATTATCAATTACAGACATTAATTTAAATTTAGATATTCCATTTGCTAAATCACCTTCAGTTGATAGCCATGATATTTGTATATCATCACCTGGAGATGGACTTACACCAAGTATACCGTCACCAAAAGTAATTTCTAGCTGTTGGTTCAACGTTTCTCCTACGAAAAATGCTTTGCTGCTGTTATCCATTAATACATAACTTGTTTCTTGTGTAAATTCTTCGCCGTTGACTGTTACTCTAACACTATTTGTATCAACTGATTTATCATAAACCACGTATTCGTCAGTAGTTGATAAGACCGTCGTGTATTGTATATTTCCGGCTGTGCCTTGTATAATATCAACAACAACTTCATATTCACCAGAACTAATTTCTACCATGTTGTATTCAAGTGTAGTAGCAAAGGTAAATCCGACACTATCAACAGTTGCACTAAAGGTTGTATTTGCTGGAATAACTATGGTTTGCCCAGGGTTTGTTGTTAATGTCAATTTAACCGAAGCTTTAGCAGCTGACATTTGTTTAGGTATATGACCTATTTCTTTTGCACGGCTGACTACACTATTACGTAGCTGAGCAGAATCTAAAAATGTTTCAGAAAGTGCTAAGTTTGAATAAACTCCAGTATAATGTGCAGCAAAGGCACAAGCATCCAATATTAATGACCAAGTACTGCCTTCAAAATTGTGATCATTAAATTCAGTTTTAGAACTTAAATGGCTTTTTATATTGTTTTTTATTTTATCAAAATCTAAACTGTCGAATTTTGTGGTTGACATTATCTAACCCTACTTAATAATAATTCAACATTAGAATCTAATTGTAGATCTATTATTGAATAGTAAATGTTAACACTGTATGAACTCTGTACAGAGTTCACTGTTATATCGAGAATATCAATTCTCGGTTCGTATTGCTCAAGTACTGATCTTATAGTTGATTTTACTGCCAACTTGAGATGCATTGAATCATTTTCAAATAATAACCCATTTACTTGTGAACCAATTTCTGGATGCATTACACGTTCGTATAAATTTACTAAAACTAATTGCTTTACTGAGCTTTTAATTGATTCAATATCACTATGTGTCTCTATATCGCCAGTAACTGGATCAATGTTAAAGTTTAAGTTTATATCTTTATATAATCTGTTCATTAAATATTAACTACCTTTTTGCCGCTTAGCTTAATTTTTGTTCCAGCATTAACTTCTACACCGCCGCCTGCTGCAATTTTTATTGTTCCTGATGCTTGTAAATCCAAAGAACTAGCACTAACTTTACAGTTTCCGCTTGACTTAACAACAATATCAGATCCGTTTACGTTTATATTAGAAGCTTTAGCTTCAATATTATCAGATGTAGCATTAATATTTTTTGCATTTATATTAACATCTGATTTAGCTTCTATATTAATTTCGGAATTATCAGATGTTATGTTTACAATACCTTCTGCATTTATATTTATGTCACCCTTAGCTAAAAGATTATTGTTTTCAAGCGAAATTGAATATTTTTGACCAAGAACTTTTTCAACCAATATTCCTTCGGGATGGAATTCAATAAATGTTCCAGATTTGTGATATACTGAAATTCTTTCAGCACCTTTAGTATCATCTATTTCAATCAAGTGTCCTGATTTTGTACTAATAGTTTTATTATTTGGGTATTTAGTAGCTGCTGTTGTCGCAGGTTCATCTTTATATAATGATTCTTTTGATGTTGCAGCTGTATGTGGTTTACCCAAAGCCGAATTATGTATATCACCTATTCCAGCAAGAGAACCAATTACCATAAATACATCGAAGTTATTATCAATAGCTGACAAAGCAACCCAAGAACCTATTTCAATGCCAGTAGGAGAAATTCCTAGGCCATTCTGGGCTGCTGAAGTAATATTCTGCAACATTTGACACCAAGGTAAATGGTCCTTAGAAACACCCAGACCTGTAGTTGGGTTAGGCTCAGTTTCTGTTGGGTGCAATGAATTAATTCTTACCTGAACCCGACCAATTTCAAGTGGATCTAATATGTCTTCTACAACACCTATTAATAAATTCATATTTTCCTCATAATTGCAGGTTTTCTAAATTCAACAAATGTTTCAAACTGTGATTTGCTAAATTCATGCCTAACGCCAGTTATGATATAATTTCCGCTAAATGTTGTATCTTCTTTTTTTCCAAAATTGACAGCAGTTGACATTAAACCAAGTTCAGCTTTCTGACCAACAGTTATATTTGTATTACCTTGAACCGTAGCAGTTACCGTTATATTATCAAACACTGAAAGCGCAAATGCTCTAGTTGCATATTGTTTAGGCTTATCAGAAACATAATCATTAGTATACGCCTTTATTTCCATCCTGTTAGATTTATCTATGTTAGCATTTTTAAAAAATACTGGATTATTATCTAAAGCACTAAAACTATTAAGCATTTTATTAGCTTTAAAGTTAATTGTTTTTGCTGATTTGTTTAATAAATCAATTTCAACAACATCCATACCCATGCCGCCGTGGTCCGATAGTTTATCTATATTAAAATAATTTGATATTAATACAGATTTTAAAGAATAAAAACTAGCGTCATTAATTGTTTTAACTATTTTTTGAGTAAATTTTGGATATATTGATTTACTGTTAATTATATTTTCAATTGACTTAAATTTATAACCAACATTATCTTCATAAAACAAAAAGCTAGCTGATTGTAAACCCATAGTAGTTTGACTAAATTTAGAAATTCTGTTTATTGCCGATAACGGATTTTCGTTACTAAAAATATATGTTCCAACATTTAGAGATTCTTCAACATCAACTTTTAACTTCATATTATCTTGTACTAATGATTTTACTATTTCAGATTCTTTTTGCTTATATGATATTTTTAAGTTATTTTCATTTGAAATACCTAAAATTTGAGTAGCACACTGTAAAGTATATATATTTTTTTGGGTTCCTGCAATATTATCTATATTACTTATTGAAGTGACGTCATAGAATTTGCTGTGGTCAATCATACCAGAATGACCAGAACCGTTAAAGGATAAGCTAATTACAGTATCACCACTAATTTTAAATCTTTCAAGTAGGCCCAAGGTGTCGACCATTGTTAAATTTAATGTTGTATAATTATCATACATACTTTCGTATACATTTGCAGTCTGAAACATATCAGTAATATTATAAGACAACTCGCCCGAGAATATTATCATTTCTTTTAGTATCGGTTTACTCATAAGCAGTTGTCACTATGTTAACAATATTATCTACATGGCTTGGCCTAATTATTCTTATTTTCCTTTTGCTATCATTTATTGCAGTTTCGTATTGAATGTTTGATATATTGCCATGGTGTATGCTATTAACATTACCAGTGCCATATTTATCTTCAACAAATAAATTTAATTCTTGTTCGGATAATAACCAGCCGTAAAACGGGTCAATAATATCATTTATTAAGTATATCAACCAATACATTTTAGCATCGCCATAAAAATCCTGGGCAATATCTTCAGCCGACTCATCACCTTGTACAATATATTCTTGATATAACATTGGATTGTTCTTTATTGTTTTATTAATTGTAAACCTGCGTGATATGTCAAATAAAACATACCCTGAATATTTTATACTATTATTTATATTATATAATGACATATTATTTTCCTAACATTCTTGAAACTGTTTCTTTAGTTGGTAATTCTCTTTCCATAAAGCTTAAAGAAAGTACGATATGTACAGGTCTACCGTCGTTGAATGTTGCCCATACTCCATCTGGTGTGTAGTTGCATGTTATATTTGTTATCATTACTTCGCCGCGGTCCAATATTGGTTTATCATGACCATTAACTATTGAAAATTTAAAATATTCAGGTATGTCAAAATAAACACCATTAATTCCTGGTAAAGCATTAATGTGCAAATTTCTTATAAATTTACTAACCAGTATCGCATCGGCTTTAGATTGCACACCAAAATTAAAAGTAAGATCAAATGTTCTGTGTTGAATGCCTTGGAATAGTGTAACATCTCGCGGATTTAACAATTTTCCTTTAGAAGCATTATATATTTTTCCAAGATTATCTTGGCCTGTTGCAACAGAACCAATAATACCCAAAGCACTGGCAGTAGCATTAGCTGCAAAATCTACATTAGATATAAAATCACTGGCAGTTGCTATTAGATTTGAATCTACATCTCTGTTTTGATTTAACATTGCAGCACCTGCAGCACCTGCACTTTCAGCAGACCATTCTGGAGATGTTGCAATACTTACATCTTGCGGAAATGGTAATACAACAGATTCTTGTAAAGTTTTTGAAATATTGGATTTTATTGCTGCTTTATCAGTTACATCTTCTTGTCTTTTTTCTATCCAAGTTTCTAACTTAACAAATTGTATAGTTGGGTTTGCATACTCGGCTCCAGGGTCATATGTCGGCCCTGCTAATGAATAAACATCAGGTGCTTTTGTTAATTTACCGGTTTTTGATATTGAATTTTTTACAAAGTCTGAAACTTTTGACACAGTATTTGTAATTACATCTTTAACAATTCCGTTATCTAATATATCCAATCCGCTAGTTACATTTGGAATCATAGAAGAAACACGGTCAACTGCATTGTTAACAGCTTTATTTACTATTCTGTTGCTGACTTTGTTTAGTTTTTCATCTAGCGACGGCATATGATACTCTTTATAAATAATATTACTAATATTTATAATACCAAATGAGATTTTTAATGGCTAC